GGCGCTATCTAAAAATGACCACCACACGATATCTCATCATAGATAAAAAAAACGAAGTTTATCTTAAAATAGAAGCGGACGCTGATATTCGTAGAGAACTTGGAGAATACTTTACGTTTGAAGTACCAGGTTTTAAGTTTATGCCACAATATCGTAGTAGAGTGTGGGATGGTAAAATTAGATTATTCAGTTATGCAACAGGTCAAATCTATGCAGGTTTATATCCTTACATTATAGATTGGTGTAAGAAAAATGATGTACAAGTTGTTGACGGTACTAAAATAAAAGATGTCAAAGTAAATGATGACGAAGTAAATAGATTTATCAAAGCACTTAAAATACCTAAAATAGAAGTTAGAGATTATCAAAAAGAAGCATTTATACACTCATTAAAAAAGAGTAGGTGTTTATTACTTTCTCCTACTGCCTCTGGTAAATCTCTTATCATATACTTAATGTTAATCTACAATTTAATTAGATTAAAAGATACTAAACAAGATAAGATATTAATTATTGTGCCAACAACATCATTAGTAGAACAGTTGTTTAAAGATTTTAAAGATTACGGTTATAATAGTGATCGTAATGTACATAGAATATATCAAGGACACGAAAAAGAAACAAACAAAAGAGTTATTATATCTACTTGGCAATCAATCTATAATCTACCCAAAAAATGGTTTCAACAATTTGGTATGGTGATTGGTGATGAAGCACATCTATTTAAAGCAGTTTCATTAAGTAAGATAATGAATAAGTTAGAAAAATGTAAATATAGAATTGGTCTCACAGGTACTTTAGATGGTACAAAAACTCATAAGTTAGTATTAGAGGGTTTATTTGGTAGTGTAAATAAAGTTGTATCTACAAGTGAACTACAAGAAAAGAAACAACTTGCTGACTTAAAAATATTCTGTTTAATATTACAACACGATAAAATTGCTAGAGATTTCTTAAAAGATAAAACATACCAAGAAGAAATGGACTTTATTGTTTCTAACGAAAAACGAAATAAATATATTCGTAATCTGTGTTTATCTTTACCAGGTAATACATTATGTCTATTTCAGTACGTTGAAAAACACGGAATGCTACTTAAAAAATTAATAGAGGATAAAGCTGATGATAAAAAAGTTTTCTTCGTTTATGGAGGTGTTGAGGCCGAAGAGCGTGAAAAGATTCGTTTTATTACAGAAAAATCTGAAGGTGCAATTATTATTGCTAGTTACGGCACTTTTTCTACTGGTATTAATATTAGGAACTTACACAACATTGTTTTTGCTAGTCCTTCAAAATCTAGGATTAGAAATCTACAATCTATAGGTCGTGGACTTCGATTAAAAGATAACAATTCAAGTGCTACTTTATATGATATATCAGATGATTTAAAGCATAATGATAAAGAAAATTACACACTTGCACACTTTAGAGAAAGAATAAATATATACAATGAAGAAGACTTTAATTATGAAATCCATAACGTGGAGTTAAAGTAATATGCACCAACCACCAACTAATATAAAGATAGTTAAAATGATCAATGGTGAAGATGTTGTAGCACTTATTCCTACAGGTAAAGAACAATTACCTGATTCGCATAATCTAATGCGTTTAACTAAACCCTTATTAATTAAGTATGTACCACAAATGACAATGACTGGATTTAAAGATTATGTGGCATTAATTAAATGGTGTGCCTATACTTCAGATATAATAGTTACTATTCCAAAAGATAAAATTATGACAATTACAAATGCTACTAGTGAAATGGCAAGTAGTTATATGAATGTTGCTAGCAGTTATGAAAAAACTCCCGTTTAAATTCGGAATGAAAATTATAAAAGTGAAAGACTTTCAGACAAACAAAATGAAAAACTAAATGATATATTTGAAGAACTTGATGATGATGAGGAATCTACTATCCATTAATAATACTATAGCTCTATTCCTCAATTCCCCGCTACACGCTCCATTATACATAAAATTAAAAAAAAGTCAATGCTGATATGAAAAAAAGTGAATGGATAATAAAAGCAACATATAATAGTGATAATCCTAAAAAATATTGTCAAAATGTATATCCTTTTAAAGGAACGACTAAACAATTAGAAAAACGTATTTGGAAACATTACAATGAAAACTTTGATGAGTATGGCAAAGCGGAGGCTGTAGAGGTAGAATTAATTAAAGATTAATTATCTTAAAACATTGACTTTTTTATAGAAAGGTGTTATATTATATATTATGAGAAAAACTACAAGAAAAGAACATTATGTAAATAATAAAGAGTTTTTAGAGGCAATGAAACTTTACAGAAAGTCTGTAAACAAAGCCAAAAGAGAAAAACAACCTAAACCACCAGTAACAGACTATATTGGTAGTTGTTTTTTAAAGATTGCGAATCACTTATCATACAGACCAAACTTTATCAATTATACATTTAGAGATGATATGATTAGTGATGGTATTGAGAACTGTTTACAATACTTGGATAACTTTAATCCAACAAAATCAAACAATCCTTTTGCTTACTTTACACAAATTATCTATTATGCTTTTGTAAGAAGAATACAGAAAGAGAAGAAACAAGTAACAATTAAAAATAGACTTATTACAGAATCTAATTATGATGATATGACTTTACAACCTGGTGAAGACAAAGAATTTAAAAACCAATTTACAGAATATCTTAAAAAGAATATGCCTATTGAAGAACAACAAAAAATAGCAGATAGTAATAAAAAGAAACCAAGAAAGAAGAAAAAAAGTACAAGTAGTTTAGACTACTTTATGAGTTATGAAAATAGCATTACTGAATGATACACATTTTGGATGCCGTAATGACTCACCTGCATTTATAAGTTATCAAAATCGTTTCTATGATGAGTTGTTTTTTCCTTATCTTATAGAAAATAAAATTGACACTCTAATACATTTAGGTGACGTTGTTGATAGAAGAAAGTTTATTAATTTTAATACTGCTCATAATTTTCAAAAGAAGTTTTGGAAAAGATTATGGGATTTAAAAATTGATACACATATTATATTAGGTAACCACGATACATATTATAAAAACACAAACGAAGTTAACTCAATTCAACAGTTAGTTACAACGTTTGATGGCATAAATGAACCTTGGATATACACAGGACCTAAAGAAGTAGAACTAGGTGGTTGTCGTATGTTATTTTTACCTTGGATATGTGATGACAACTATGAAGATTCAATATACGCAATAGATAATTCTACTGCCGAAATTTGTTTTGGTCATTTAGAGATTAAAGGTTTTGAAATGCACAAAGGACATATGAACGAACACGGTTTAGATAGAGAACAATTTAAACGATTTGAAAAAGTTATGTCTGGTCATTTTCATAAAAAATCAGATGATGGTCTTATCTATTATCTTGGCACACAATATCAAATAATGTGGTCAGATCATAATTGTCCTAAAGGTTTTCACGTCTTTGATACAGAAACAAGAGAACTAGAACGAATACCTAATCCTATGGTAATATTTAAAAAGTTAATATATGATGATAGACAAACAGATTACACTAATTTTGATTTTACACCATATGAAAATTGTTTTGTTAAAATGTTTGTGTCACATAAAACAAATGAAGAAATGTATAATACTTTAGTAGAAAAATTTTATAATAAAACAAATGTACACGAATTACAAATTATTGAGGATCCTGTAGATATAAAACAAACAGTAAGATCAGATATATTAGATCAAGGAGAAGATACTATGACTTTCCTAAATAACTATATTGATCAAATAGATACAGATTTAGATAAAAATAAATTAAAAGATGTTACAAAAGAATTATATGTTGAGGCAAATGAGTGATAGTATTTAAAAAAATAAGATACAAAAACTTTCTATCTACTGGTAATACACCAATAGAAGTAGATTTAAGAAAGGCACCCACTACATTAATAATAGGTCAAAATGGTTCTGGTAAATCAACTTTACTTGACGCATTATGTTGGGCATTGTTTAATAAACCATTTAGAATAATTAAAAAAGAACAAATGATAAACACAATCAATCAAG